GCATAGTCCTGCATCTCGGCGGTGATCGCCTGAGCAGGCAGACGACAACGTCTGAAGGCGTGATCGATCACCTTCAGAGCGTTGAACGTCGTGTTGCCGATGATGCCCGAGTACGCCATTCTGTCTCCGAGATCGGTCAGATATGGCAGCTGGTGCAGCTGTCCCGCTGTGCTTCCTGCGAATTATGCCCCATCGAAGGGGCAATAGGAAGTCACTTCTTCTTCTTGCCGGCTTCGGACAGGGCGATCGCCACCGCCTGCTTGCGGCTTCCGACCTTCGGGCCCGTCTTCGACCCGGAGTGCAGCTCGCCCGCCTTGAACTCGCCCATGACCTTGCCGACCTTGGCCTCCTGCTTCGGAGTCAGGCCGCCCTTCTTCATCATGGTCTTCGGGCCCGGCAGATCGGGCGCGGTGTGCATCTTGGTCTCGCCCGGGTTCTTGTTGTTCATCACGCCGAGCTTGCCCTTGTTCGGGATCATCCCGCCCGACTTCATCGGGATCATCGGCTCGCGACGATCGGTCGGGTACATCTTGCGGGGCTTGTCCATGCGCGTCATCTTGGCCTCGTCGACCCGCATTTCCTTGCGCACGCGCTTCATCTCGTCGCCCGCATCCTTGCGCTCGCTGCGCGTCTCCCGCTTGATGCGAGCCATCTCTTCGCGCTCGTTGCGGATCGTGTCCTTGATCTTGCCGCCCTTGGCGTAGTCGTCAGGCTCGCAGGCGCCGCCACGGGCGTAGCCCTTGACCATCGTCTTGCCCGAAGAGGCAGTGAAGCCACCGGCCGACGGAAACTCGAACTCGGTGACGTATTTGAACGACTTGCTCATGTTGCACCCATCAGGCGGTAGATTGTTGCGTGATCGTGAGACGGATCGACCCGTCGCCCGAGTTGATCAGGTAGCGCACGGCGCGCATCAGCGTCGTCGTGAAATGCGTCTGGCTGGTCGAGGCCCCCGTGAAGGCGCCACCAGAAGCCGGATGCGCGACCGCCTGATGCACGAAGCTGTGGTCGAACGGATCCTCGTTCGTGTACTGGATCGAGTAGTTGATCGTCCCAGACACCGTGGCCGAGATGGTGGTCACTTGGTTCGGCACATAGATGTCGAGCGGGATCCACTGGCTGTAGCCCGACTGGACCACGCCTGCCTCGACATCGTCATCGGTCGCGCCGCTGGCGAAGATCGACTCGACGAAGGCAAACGTCTTGGTGCTGGTGGCAGCGCCCGCGTTGGCCCCGGTCACGGTCTCGGTCTGGGTCTCGTTGTTCGGCCCCACGCCCACGATCGTGAACGTGATGCCGCTGTCGTCGCCTACGCTCGTGATCGTCACGAAGCGGGGCGGGGTGATCGTGCTTGCGACGAGAGTCAGAAACCCAGCGCCAGCCAAGCTCTGGCTGGTCGCGAGGTAGTCATCGTCAGCCGTCGGAAAGCTGGTCGTGACGATTTGTATCGGGCGCATCGGGGCTCTCCGGGTTCGGTTGGTCCAGCTGCGACAGGAGCAGGTCGAGCACCCCTATCGCACCGTCAGCCTGATGCACCATGTCGACGTAGGCTTGCCGCTTGGCGACAGCCTGCTCGCGCAGGTGCATCAGGTGCTGCTTACTCAGAGCCATCAGGTCGGCTCGGCAGCGTAGAACGGGAGCCAGTAGTCGGTGCCCGCGATCCGGCAGCGCAGAGCGCCCGCAGCCGTGCCCAGCGTGGTGCCGGTCTTCCACATCTTGCCCGCACCAGCGGTCACGCCCACGAGGTTGATGAAGCGGCCGTTGGTGTCCATCGTCGCCACCGCAGCACCCTGCATTGAGGCGTGGATGAACGAGGTGAGCGTGCCAGTCACGGCGCCCGTCGGCATGTTGAGCTCAAGCTCGAGCGGGGCGTAGGTGCCCGACGAGGTGCCCGCCGAGAGCGTCATCTCGGCCACGAAGGCCGACCCGAGGCCGGTGGTGCGTCCGGTCGCGCCATAGGTGACCTCGGCCTTCAGCGCGTTGCTGAACGAGCCCAGAGCCACGTTGGTGGTCATGTCGAACTTGGAGCGGCCGCCGTCGGCGCCGGCACCCGACATCGTCGTCGACACCACCAGCGGCTGGTAGGTGCCCGACGTCGCCGTGTTCGTCGTGGTGATCGTGTTGCCGCCCTCGGTGATCGTGAACTTGTTGAGGGTCGTGCCCTCGAAACCGTTCAGCGATTTCACGGGGCCCGTAAAGGTTGTGCGTGCCATCGTTCAGTCCTTATGCACAAGTCGCTCGTCAGTCTGTGCATCGTCCGCTGGGCCGGTCTGACGAGCTGGGGTGATCCCAGATGCGGCGTATCTTAGCACATAGGAACGGGCCTTGGCTAGCATCGCAGGATCATCATTGAAGAGGCCAAGAGCCCGGTTGCAGTTTGAGCAGAGCAGCGCGCGCACCTCGCCCGTCGCGTGGCAATGGTCGATCGCCAGATCCTTGATCTTGCCAGACGCCTTGTCGGTCGACCTCTCAGGCTTGCCGCAGATCGCGCACACGCCGCGCTGCTCCTTGAGCATCTCTTGATAGCGATCAGCGTCGACGCCTCGCGAATGCCACTTGCGATGCTTGATGTAGTGGGCATGGCAAAGGCCCTTTGCCGTGACATAGCTGTCGCAGTCCTTGATCCTGCATTTCGGCATCGGCTTTCTGCGGCTTGGGTCTCTGACATAGCCGTGACGAAGGAGCCGCTGGTAGTGCATCTGGCACAGGCCCTTGGCCTTCACCGGCTCGGCGCATCCATCCTCGGAGCACTCTGGCGGCTTTTGCATGACCCGAGCGTTGATCGGGCCGCTCGGCTCGAAGCCGCGCCTGAACTGGGCATAGTGAGTCGCGCAGAAGTCTCTGGCGTGATGCTCCCGGCCGCAACCCGGAACGATGCAGGTGTCGCGAAGTCGTTGCATAAAAGAACCTCCCCGATAGCTAGGCTTGTATCCTAGTATCGGGGAGGTGGTTTTTCAAGAGGCTAATTTACCAGCCTCTTCAATGGATTAGACGCCCGGCGTGCCAAAGACACCACGGGGGTCCGTCCACCCGAACGTGTACCGCTCTGTTGCCTTGTAGCGCATGGAGTCGGTTTCGAAATCGCCCTCCATGCTCTTCTCGAGCGCACGACGCATCAGCAGCTTCAGCCCCTCGGGGGCGTCGGTCTGGATCCACCAAGCGGTGGTGGAGGTGATACGCGAGAGGTTCGCCTGCCCTTCGGACAGGAGGCCCATCGACTTCACCGGGTTGATGTCGTTGTCCGCAGTGCCGGTGCGCAGGACCGACTTGAGGAGCACTTCCGCTTGGAAGACGTTGGACGGACCCGTCACGATCTTCTTCGGCGTCAGCCGGATGCGCTTGCCGTTGTTGTCGACGGCGTTGCGGATCTGGATGAGGAGCTGCTCAAGCGACGTCTGCGACAGCGCGGCCGGGGTCGTCAGCAGGTTGCTGAACGTCCCGTTGACGATCGGGTGGTTGTTCGCCACGAGGGCAACACCATCGCCGCCGGGATAGGCCGCGTTGAAGGCACGGTTGAGGATGTTCGCGCCCAGCGTCTCCTTCGTCTCGATGAGCGACTGCGCGAGGTGCTTCGCGTAGGTCTGACCGATCCGAATGTGATCGCCGTCCTCGACGAGGACTTTGGTGAGGCTGAACGCCAGACCGTAGACCTTGTAGAGGTAACGCTGGAGGAAAAGCACGCCGCCGGACTGGTAGGTCACGGCCATGCCGTCGGGCAGCTCGGGAGCCGCGCCAAACCCGTAGAGCACAGGCTCTTCGTGGTAGTTGCGCGGAATGCCCTTCTGCTCGCGGAACACCATGTTCCACTCGTCGGCGCGCTGCTGGTAAACACCATCGAACACTTCGTTCAGGATGGGCTCGACTACTGACCGAAAGTCAGTACTCCGCATTGGGGTAGCCATAGCTCAAGCCCTCCTTAGACCGAGTTGACGGCGGCCTTGTAGTGGTGCTCGTTGATGCGAACAGTCACCACGACATAGGCGTCGGTCAGTGAATCGTTGATGTTGTAGCCGAAGCCGGTGATCTGGAACTGCCCAGAGGTCGCCTGAATGACGGTCAGCTGGGTGTTCGAGAGGCCGGTCTGGGTCGAGCCGCCGGGCGAGGCAACGGTCCAGTCGCACTCCTCGCCAACGGCCGTCTGCACGGTCGTGACGCCCGGGGTTCCCGGGTTCGTGTACTGGACGTCGAAGAGCGTCTCCGGGTCGTCGTAGACCCAAGCGACGATCTCAGTCCCCGTCGCGCCCGAGGGCCAGAAGGGGCTCACCACGGGACGGCCGTTGGCGTCGTTGTACTGGCATCCAGCGAAGATGCCGAGCAGCGAGATGCCGTCGGTCGTGCCACTGCGGGTTCCGTCCGACGTGCCCAGTTGGATCACGCCGTTGTCAGTGAGCTTCACCGGGTCACCGGAGAAGATGTTCGCAGCATAGGTGCTGGCGATCGTGTAGGCTTTCGGCCGCATCTGACCACTGTTGTGGTAGGACGGGCGGAAGCCAAAGGGGGCGCTTGTCGAGGACATAGCTGCTCCTATGGATCGAGGTTACATCAAGTGAGGTCGAACATCGCCTCACGACGGATCCCCATCTCCATGTTGCCCTCGCCAACCTGAATGCTCGACTTCGATGCGCGCGCCTGCTGCTCGAGGAATTCTGCCGTGTCGGTCAGCTTTTCCTCTTCGCGCAATGGCGCATTGTGATGGGCCTCGAGCATGTATTTCTCGTAGAGAGAAATCGGCAGCTTGAAAGCCAGCATCTCGTTGACCCCAATGAACCCCGCCCAGTCGCCGGTCTTCAGCGTGGCGTATTCCCAGCCGGGAATGTCTTCCGGCTTCACAGGTTCATATCCGAGGCGCATCCGCATGTGGATCGAGTCGCGCGGGTTGGTGGTCGTCAGCCAGCACATGTGCCAGCCGGGAATCTTGGGCAAGTCCGGTAGAGAGGACTGGAAAAACTGCTGACGGAACATTTCAACCCGCTCATCATCCGAGATGTCACGGCTCTCGCTCACTGCGCGATCTTCCATCGCACGGCTGGCGCGACCTTCTCCAGCGGATTTCCTTAGACGTTCGTCGTGCATTTCTCGCTCCTTTTCAGCGATTGGCATAATTAAACCAGATTTCGGGGTTTCAGGCAAGCAACTCAGGACCGATTTTGCCGGTCGTATTCTGCGTACCTCTGGACGTACTTCTGGCGCAGCACAGGATCGTCCCACACGCCCGCCTCGATCAGCGCCGCCTTGCGCTCGGGGCTGATGTAGACCTCCCTGCGCGTGCTCGCAGGCGCATGCTCACGCCCCGATCCGACAGCGGGCCCACCACGGGGTGTGCGTGTCTCGCGCTTCTCGCGACCGAACCGCTCGGGAAGGCGCTTGGCCGCCCGCTTGCGAAGCTCGGACCAGTAGTCGGGCGACGTCGGGTCGAAGCCCTCGCCGACCAGCGTCTGGTCGATCGCGATGACGATCTTCGAGTCCTCGTTGCGGCCCTGCACGTCGTACCAAGGGTTCTCGCGGATGAACTCCTGAGCGTGGTGCAGCATGCGTTCGTCGACCTGCGGCTGCTTGGCAGGCATCTGCTGCGCCTGCTGCTTCTTCGCGTTGAGCGCGTTGATGCGGGCCAGAGCCTGATCGCGATACCGCATCGCCTGCGTGACGTCGTCGCCGTTGCCGGCCGCCACCGCCTTCGCGATAACCTTGTCGGCCATGTCGGCTTCCTTGGCCGCCTGCGCGATCGCCGCGTCGAGCGAGCTCAGATCAGCCTGATGCGACCGCTGCTCCTGAGCCGTCAACCGCCGCTCGAGATCCTCGTTGCGCTTGCGGAGGAAATCCATCTCGAGCTTGTCGCGCTTGATGGCCTCGTCGCGGCGCTGCTTGCGCTCGAGCTTCTCGCGGCGCCGACGATCTCGGATCGCCTCGCGCTCGTCTTCCTGATCGTCGCCCTCGTCGTCATCGCCTTGGGCAACGCGCTCGTCTTCGTCGTCCTCGTCAGCCTCGGGCGGCTCCTCGACGATGACCAGCTCTTCGCCGTCCTCGTCGTCTTCCTTCATCACGTCAGCCATCGATCATCTCCTTTCAGATGAATGCCTTGATCGCCAGCGGGTCGCCGGTGACCTGCCCGATGATGTCGAGATCGTTGAAGATCACGAACATCGCCGACTCGTTGTTGCCGTCCTTCATCCCAAGCGGCACCTCCCAGCGGTCGCCGCCGTACTTCGGCACGCGCACGAAATCGCCGGGCCTGCACCACGACCCTTCCGGCCACGAATCCATCGTGTTGCGGTTCTTGAAGGCGAGCGGTCCAATGCTGATGACCTTCGCCACCTGCGTGTTCCACTTCTCGGTGTCCCGCGACTCGGAGTGCAGGATCAACCCGCCTGCCGTCTTCGTCTTCGGTGTCCTGATCTGCACCAGAACGCGGCTTCCGAAGGGCTGCACACCGGCATCTGCTGCCGGGAAAGCCTCCGCGATAGCGTTCTCAGAGGTCGTTGCCACGCTTTGTCTCCTCATCCAGAAGGTTCAAGAGTACGGTGATCGCGGCCTCGTAGCCCGCGAACATGCCGACACGATGCCCGTACTCGAAGGCATCGCGCGTCTGTGGCCGCCTCAAGGCATCAAGGGCGAACTTGCCCTGCTCCTCCTTGAGACGGCCGAGCAGCCTTGATTCGAAGCTCATGCAGGGGTCTTCGACGTCGACCCTTTGGCCGACGGCATCGACTTGCCGTCAACAGCCTCGCCTGCCGCCATCCGCTTGTGCTGCGGAACCTCGGCCGTGTTCATCGGAACGGTCTTGCCGCTCGACATGTGGTCGCTCATGCTTCACTCCTACGGGTTGGGGTTGATGCCCGTGCCCGTGCTCACGGACACACGCTCGCCGGTCGCCAGCTCGGCCGCAGCCAAGAGCTTCGCCGTGTCGTTGTCGGACGTGTTCATGCGCTCGCGAGCGGCGATCTCGGCCGCCGTGCGCTGATCCTCGGCCGCCTGACGCATCTGCTCGGTCTGCACCTTGATCGCGCGGTCCTGCTGCTGCTCAGAGAGCTTCGCCATGTCGACCTGCTGCTGGCTCTGGAGCCTCGCCTGATCGATCTGCATGCGCGCCTGATCCATCTGCATGCGGGCCTGCATCTCCTGCCCCTTGATCTGGGCGTTGAGCTGGGCGACCTGCATCGAGCTGTCGGGCGGCATCTGCGGCTGCGGCTTGAACTGCTCGGCGAACTGGGCGAACTGGTTGAGCTCCTGCGAGAAGCCGCCGAGCTGCTGCTCGATCAGCTGCTGCACCTGAAGGATGAGCTGCACCTGCTGTTCGGCCTCGGCCTTGATCAGATCCTCGCGTTGCGCACGATCGACCGCGTCGTGGGCCTCGACCAAGTAGTAGTTCAAGAGGTGGTCGCGCAGATGCATCGACATGGCGTAGGCGGCAGGCTCGATGATCGTCTTCATGCCGCCGAAGATCGGGGACTTGAGGAAGGCCATGTGCGTCATAATGTGCGCGATATGGTCCTGACGCGGCAGGACGTAGAGCGGGCGACCCATCGCCGCCGCCACGTTCTCGCTCACCGGGTCCATGTCCTCGCTGGCCGGCTGCGGCTGGAGCACCTCGTCGGCCGGGATCTTCATCGCGCGGAGGAACATCTCCTCGACCTTGCGCATGTCGTAGAGCTGCGGGATCGCTTGCGCGCGCTGCATGAGCGCCTGTACCTGCGCGAACCGCTGCGTCTCGCTGAAGATCGCCGGGTTGCTGACCGGCACCACATCCATCGGCCCGTCGAAGTCGCTGGGGTCGATGTCGAGGCCGGCATCGTGCGCCTTGATGTCCTCCTCGGTGAGATAGGCGCTGTTGAGCCGGTGCAGGATCGTGAAGCACTTCTCCATCGAGGCGTGCAGCCGCGAGTGGATGCTCGAGAAGACCACCATGCCCTGCTCGATCAACGCCATCGTGGTGCCGACCGGCATGTTGGGGTTCTGGTCCGAGAGCTTCTCGAAGCTCGTCTGCACGACGCCCTTGCCAGCGTCGACGAGGAAGCCCAGCAACTGGAACAGCGTCGGGCTGGGGCCGTTGAACGGCAGCGGCATCGCGAGCTTGCGGACGTCGTCGACCAGCGCGCCGCCCTCCATCTCGACGACCTCGGTCGGCTGCACGTTGATCGTCTGCCCGTTGGGGCCGCCCTTGAGCTTGAGCAGGGTCGGCACGTTCTGGATGTGGGCGCTGTCGAGCAGGGCGCGCAGGGCACCCGTGGCCGCGCCACTGAGGCCGCCGATCATGTGGGTGAGGCCGATCGGGTAGGCACCGCGCCACGGCACGAAGGGGAACTCGACGATCCAGTCGAGCTCGCACTTCATCTCGTCCTCGGGCTCCCAGTTGCGGTAGAGCGCGAGCGGCTTCTCGGTCGTCTTGTCGATCGACAGGATGTAGGGCTCGAGGTCGTCGCCGAAGTCGAGGTAGGTGTAGACCTCGTAGATCGTGCGCAGCCCGTCCTCGTTGTAGGACGTCTCCTTGCGGCCCTCGATCTTGTCGTTGGCGATCGACGACTTGCTCCAGTCGATCTCGCCCGCGTAGCCGAGGTCGACGTCGATATACATGCCCGACTTGACGCGGCGCTGGTACTCCATCTTCGTGATGTACTGCACATGCGTCTTGCGCTCGGCCGTGTAGAAATTGGTGGCCGCGAAGGGCAGGTAGACGTCGTCGATCGGCACGAACTCGGCCATCGGGCG